GTAACATTAAGAGCCACAAGTCCTGATGAGTTTAATTCACTTTTTCCCCATTCAACACCATTTACGTCTGTGACCTTTGGCATGGGTAATAAAATAGTTCCCTTTAAATCACTTCCAACGACACTATCACCAGCGACAGTTCCATCAATAGGTTGTCCACCTCCTGTTTTTGTGGTTTTATCTTTATTAAGTCGATTTACAGTTCTGCCCGCTGACTTACTCATGTTCAAGTTTGGCCTGACATAATTATATCTTGTGATTTTAAAGTGATCCTGATTCACATCAATATCAAAAGGATATCTCATGAGTTTTTTATCACCTACTCCTCTTCGTGATTTTCGATTAGCTGCATCAGCAACTCCAGCAAATGCGAGACTTGTAGATTCTCTCTGTTGTTCTAAAAATTGTTCATTTTTAAATTTTTTATCTGCATCTGCAAAATATTGTGATTGCTCTTCAGAACTTGCTTCCTCAATAAGATTTAAATATGATTCTTTACTAGATCCATAAACTGCTTTATTAAATGCATCTAATGATTCAGATGTATCTTTAAAAGCATTAAATTTAGACGATGTATTATCCTCAGGCACAAATACATTATTTGAGTTTTTTATACTCATACCTATGAATTTATTATCAACGTTAATAAAACTAACGCTTTCATCACTAATATTATATGGTCTGCTTTTTTTCTCTGCCATTAGTTTTTGTTGTAAATTCGATCTCTTGGAACTGGAATTCCTCTCATGTCAACAAATTTTTCAGTCGGGAGTTGTGCTACATCCGACCATTCACTATTAGGAATACGATATGGTGTTCCTCTCACGCCAGTATAGAGATATTTATGTAGAGTTCGGGGAGGAACTGCAACTGCACCCTGAGCAGAGTTATTTAGTAAGCTTATCGCTAATTCGTCTCTTTGAGTCAAACGCACATAATGAAGATTACAACCTAGAAAACCACCTGTTTGATACTCGATCACATATGCGAGTGGATACATGTCATAATATGGTTGTTTAGTCTGTGCTGAGTAAGTAAAAAAATATAATTGGCCAGGTGCAAATCCAGCTGTATCCGCAGCGTCACTGTCAAAGTTTGTTGATCCAAGTTCTTCAAGTAATTGACTACGAAAGTAATCCTCACTCACTTGACCACTCACTTTATTTAAGATGGTTTGAAGAATACTCATCGAATTCCTAATTCTTTTTCAGTCATGATTTTAAATTCTAATTTACGATCATCACAAAACTCTCTTGCTGCTTTCCATTTTGCCTGATTTTTGGCGTAGGTTATTGATTCATTAATTAATGTCTTTCTTGATTTTCCTTTTGTTGCTTTTGGTTCTTTTGTTTCTCTCATCGGTTTCACTTCAATCACCGATCTACGAATATTGCTGTCCTTATCTTTGTATTTAATAAAAAAATCAGGAAAATATCTACGAACTCGATTTGTTGTTGGATCTTTGTATGGTATCCAAAATTCCTCTGATGCCCACTCAAGTATATTCTCATTCAAATCACAATAATTCATAAACTTTCTCTCCCAAAGAGACCTATAAATAATATTTTGAGAGTCTCCTTTATATTTTTTAGGATTAGAGGGTCGATATATCCCTTTATAGCTCATATATAGTAATAACAACTCAAACTTATTTATTAAGAATATGGGATTCCCGAACGCGACTGATATATTTGGATCAAACCCTGAGAGAAGTAGTGTTAAATTTGTTAGAGATACTGTTGCAAGGCCTTCTCTTGATACCTTTTATGAGGTTGATTTTTCTTTTGGAAAATCAGACGTATGGTTAGGTTCAATCGGTAAAAATCGAACTCAAAGTAATGGTTTTATGAGAAAAATGTCCTTGTTGTGTTCACAGGCTGAGATTCCAGGCACAAGTTTTGTTCCCTCAACAGCAATTGGACATCATCAAGGTATTCAAGAAGAATTTCCTAATTTAAGAAATTTTCCACCATTAAATTTAGTTTTTTATTGCGATGCAGATCAAGTAATAATTCAAGTTTTAGAAAGTTGGATGTCTTATATTAATCCAATTTTTACAGATTTAGAGTCATCAACAGCATATTCACGATTTAATTATCCAGATGATTATAAAGAGGATGTCAGTATTACTAAATTTGAAAGAGATTCTTTTGTTCCAGCAAATGCGAGACAAACAACTTATAAATCACATTATGCACAATTTAAATTTAAAAATGTATGGCCATCTAATTTAACATCAATGAGAGTTGCCTATGGTGATTCAAATGTGTTAAGATGTAGTGTACAATTTGCTTATGATAGATTTTTCACATCTTTCACTAAAGGTGCGGAACAAACACGCAATGTTGTCAACTCAGTTGATGGCATTATAAACAGTAATGCTACTAAAGAGGCTGTCGAGAGACAACAAATTTATGATGATCTTACCACACCACAATATCAAAAAAATAGAAACAAATTGAATGCTAGTAGAAGAAATCAGGGGACTGGAACAGCATTTAAACACAACTCAAATTATAGAAATCGTAGAAGAGGTAGCGGAGCTCGCTAAATAAAACACTGAATTAATAAATTATGCCATTACCAACCATTGAAACTCCAACCTATGAGTTGAAGTTACCATCATCAAATAAAAGAGTCAAATATAGACCCTTTCTTGTGAAAGAAGAGAAAATATTGATCATTGCTCTTGAGTCAAAAAATGAAAATGAGATTACGAACGCTGTGACAGACGTTTTGAAAAAATGTATTTTAACAAAAGGAGTTGATGTTGATAATCTGCCTACATTTGATATTGAATATCTATTTTTAAATATTCGAGCTAAATCAATTGGAGAGGATATTAAATTAACTGTCACCTGTCCTGATGATAATAAAACGAAAGTTCCAGTGACAATTTATGTGGATGAAATTAAAGTTCAAAAACAAAAAGGTCATAAACCTGATATTGTTTTAGATGATAAGATGACTCTTCGGATGAAATATCCATCTCTTAATCAGTTTGTTAAAAATAATTTTAGCACAGATGATGAGGCAGACACAATGGTTGACAAAACTTTTAGAGTTGTAGCTGATTGTATCGATACCATTTATACTCAAGAAGATGCATGGGATGCCAAAGATTATACTCCACAAGAAAGATTAGACTTCGTACAACAATTAAATTCAAAACAATATAAAGAAGTTGAAAAGTTTTTCTCAACAATGCCTAAATTATCTCATAAAATTGATGTTATAAATCCAAATACAAAAGAAAAGGGTAGTGTCACTTTGGAGGGTTTGGCTGATTTTTTCGCCTAAGTATTGCAAGAGAGGATCTTGAATCTTATTTCCGTATCAATTTTGCTCTCATGCAATACCATAAATATAGCTTGACGGAACTCGAAAATATGATGCCTTGGGAGAGAGAAGTTTATGTTTCTCTTTTAAAGCAATATATTGAAGAACAAAATCTAAAGAACCAACAACAACAAGGTGTTCAAAGATATGGATGAGGAAAATAAAAAAATAAATCTGGAATCTTTCTTTAAAAAAGTTGATTCTGTTGAACAGGTGGCTAATTCTGCCTTATCAAGGGCAAATTCAAACTTAGGAATTATTAATAATCAAAAAGCATTAATTGAAAGTCTATCAGTTTCAATAGAGGCGATGCAAACAAAAGTTAGAGATATTGCAAATTATATAATTGTAGAAAAAAAATTAGAGGCAGATCGTGAGGAAGATAGACGTTTAGAAGCTGAGGACGCAGAGCAAAAAAGAAGAATGGATGAGAGAGCTGCTGCAATGGGTGAGACAGGGCCTCAAGGAGAACCAGGCAAACCAGCAGAACCACAAGGAGGCGGTGGTAATTTTTTTGGTGGTCTCTTAAAAGCATTACTTGCTGGTGGTGCGTTAATTGCAGCTGCTAAATTTTTAGCACCAGTCATCATACCTTTCATCGGTAAGACTTTAGCTCCAGCTTTAGGTGGTTTACTTACTAAAGTGATAGGTGGTGCATTAACTTTTATCACATCCAAAGTAGGAGCATTTATTGCTGCAGGGTCAGGAATTAGTATCTTAGGAGTTAAACTTGGATTTTTTGAAAAAATTGGAAATGGTATCACAGATCTTGGTGGCAAGGCAAAATCATTTATTGGTGACACTATCAAGAAAATTTTTACTCCAAATGCTTTTTCAAAAGAAAACACGCAAGGAGTAGGATCAAACTTGGGTGTTGGAGGTTCTATATCTAGTATGGAAGACACTTTGGGAGAGAAAGGTTTAATTGAAAATGAAGAAGAAAGTTTTGAAGAAAGTTTAGAAAATGCAGGGCAAGCTTCAGATGAAGTGCTTGATAAACAAAAAGAAGGACAAGAAAGAATGCAAAAAATAAATGATGCATTTTTTAAATTAAAAGAGGGAAAGATAACACAGGAAGAATATGACAAAATAGTAGAGGAAAACTCAAAGGACTCAAAGGAAGGTGGTTACACTGAAACGTTTCCGAATGAGGGTGGAAAATCTGAATTTTCATTTAGTGAGAGTGCAGATGGGAGTGAATTAAATATTAAAAAATCTTATAAGGGCACCATCAACAGATTTGACATGGATACAGGAAAAGCTTATATTCTTGGAACAGAGGTGACTGCTGATGGATATAATGAAATGTTAGCATTACCAGAGGGAGATAGGACAAATATTGAAAAATTGAAACCAATCGTAGAGGAACATAGAGTAGATAAATTAAAAGTTGAAGTTCAGAAAAAAGATGATTTAGATTTATCACTCAAACAAAATCTAGAAACAACTGACAAATTAACAAATGCAGTATCCTATCAATCTGGAGTCGAAAATAAAGATCAGAATAGTAGTGTGGTAGTTCAAAATAAACCAGCAAAAACTACTATTGCATCAATAAAGAAAACTAACAGTAATATTGCTTTTATTAAGGCTACAAAAAATCAATATCTATCTATTAACGAAACAGAATTGCCACCAGAAGTTGCTAGATATATAACCTAATGTCAGAATCTAAATTTCTTATTACCAAATGCATGCTGATGCCTAATGAGGGTTCTTCTTTAAAAGAACCTTACGAATTAGGTCTTGGAAATCCTCTTATTGATTATTATGAAAGCATAGAAAGTCCATCAATCTCAATGACTGTTACCTTCATTGATATTGATCAGGTTATAGGTCGAGAGGGAATCACTGGCGGAGAGTACATAGATGTAACAATTAAGGATGGAGAGGTTGATGAGTTTAAAATCACATCTAAAAAACAAAAATTAATATTAAACTCTGTAAAAAATATGATAACTGAAACAAATAAACAGGTTGCAACTTTGGAGTTTGTTTCAGTTGAAGCAATCATTAATGAAACTGCAAGAGTCAATAAAAAATTTACTGGTAATGTGTCAAGCACCGTTGAAGAACTTTTAAAGAAGGATAAAAAAGGAATTCAAAGTTCTAAAGAATTAGAAAAAGACGATGCTCTTAACTCTTACTCTTTTGTTGGTAATTTAAAAAGACCATTTGATACAATTCAATGGTTATGTCCAAAAACACAATCAGATAAAACAGAATTTGGTTTTTTGTTTTATGAAACTTTAGATGGTTATAAATTTAAATCAATTAAAAGTTTGTTAGAACAAGATCCAATCACATATACCCAAACAGATAAACCTGGCGATCAAGGTTTCTTTAAAATTCTACAAAATAATTTAAACCAAACAAATGATATCGGCATGAACATGAGAATGGGGATGTATGCGAATCGAACTTTATACGTTGACATTGAGAATCAAACTTTTGAAGAGGTTGACTTTAAAATTTCTCAATTAAATTTAAAAAGACCACCTAAATTATTAGATGGTATCGAAGATTTTCCAACTCGATTAATGCTTCGTGTAAATGATTTTGGGGTCGCACAAAAGGGTTCAAAGAAAGATGAAGTTCAACCATTAAGTGAGCTTGCCGTTTACCAAAATAAGTCCTATGTTAGAAATAACTTATTATTCTCACAATCTATAAATATCTCAATTCCATTGAATACAACTTTAAGAGCTGGTGATGTGATTAACATTAAACTACCTGTTAAAAAAGATGATAAAGGTTCTAAAACAGATTCATATGGAAATGAGAGAACTAATGATCCTAGTGGTAAATACTTAGT